CATTTGATGGCGAGAAAATCGGCCCAGAGTTTGGTGCGTACATGAACCAACCGCCATCAGCGGCTCCGCCGAGGAACCATGATGCATTGAGTACAAGACCACCCAAATAATCAAACACAACGTAGTGTATTTGTAAATAATACAACCACATTTACAACTAAGGAAGGTCAGACATTACCCACTAGACAATCGCTTAGTAAAGCACTAACACCCAAGGCAGACAATTAATGGCTCTACAACAATTTTTTTATGATCAACAGATACGAAGATATATAATTCAGTTCATTCGTATGGTGTCTAATTTCCAAGTCGAATTTGGCAAAGATCGACAAGGTACCATTGCATATCAACGAGTTCCTGTGGTATATGGTGACAGCAGTAGACAAGTAGCCAGCATTATACAACAAAATAGCGAAAACATACTTCACGCCGTGCCTGCCATGGCTGTTTATGTTGATAATTTAACTTACGATAGATCTAGGGTTCAAAATCCAACGTATGTAGGAAAATTGAATCTACGAGAAAGATATTATGATGCTAGTACAGGAGAATATTCTACTACTCAAGGAGACGTTCTCACAGTCGAAAGACTTATGCCAGTTCCATATCTGTTGACTCTTAAATTAGATATTTGGACCAGTAATACTGAACAAAAATTGCAACTATTAGAACAGCTGACTATTCTGTTCAACCCTGCATTAGAAATACAAAGTACTGATAATTATATAGACTGGACTAGTTTAAGTTATGTTTTGCTGACCAGTGTACAATGGAGCTCAAGAACAGTTCCAGTTGGCACTGATACCCCCATAGATGTTGCGACATTAACTTTTGAATTACCAATCTTTATTAGTGCTCCTGCTTTAGTCAAAAAATTAGGAGTTGTACAAAAAATTATTGCTAGCATTTTCGATGCCAATGGAAATATCGATGAAGCAATTTATAATGAGTCAAAATTAATGAGCAGACAGACCTTTACCCCGTTACAGTATGGCACGATCCTATTAGGCAACGAGATAAGACTGGTAAAATACAATCAACACGTTCAAGATAATTTTGGGCAGCAAATAATAAAAGAACTAACGGGTAACGTAAATGGCACATCAGTGTATGTGTCAGACTCTGACGGTGTTGAAGAAAAAATGATAGTTAGTTCTGTTTCTATTCAATCTAATGCTGTTACTACCATTCGTCCTGTAACAAATTGTGTGGTTTTATCTGTTAGCGGAGATCGAATTTTTACTAGTAACACAGTTGTAGGAAATACTGGAGATCGAATTGCATTTACACCAGTTACTCAGAAATCAGGCTCGAGTGAACCTTGGAGAGATTTAATAAATGTATATGGAAATCTTACCAATGGCACCAGCACTATCGCATTTGAACTCGAAGACGGAAATAACATTGTAGGTACTGTGGCTTACAATCCAGCAGACGACACTGCCTTATTATGGACTCCGGATATTGACACTATCCCTGTTAATACATTATCCCCGGTAAATGCGATTATAGATCCATTGGCCAGCAGACCTAATAAAGATCTTCAAGATTTAGCCACAGGTACCAGATACTTATTAGTAAATGATTATGTTACCAGCGAAGGTGCTCAACCTTTATATAATTGGTTAGGTATAGACAACACCCCACTAGAAGCGTATGCTAATGATATAATAGAATTTAACGGTAGTCATTGGGCAGTTGAATTTGATCACCGATACGAAACACAGACCCAATATGTTACAAATTTAACCACTAATATTCAATATCGATGGGATGGCAGCAATTGGTCAAAAAGTTATGAGGGATTTTATTCTGCAGGAAAATGGCAAATAACCATCTAAATCAAGGATGCGGAGCAATAATAGTTTGTTCGTCAACTAATAGGTATCTGTTCTTATTAAGAAGTTCAGGAAAATTTCCAGGGACATGGGGCTTGGCTGGTGGTAAAATTGAGCCAGGAGAAACCATAGAACAAGGATTATTAAGAGAGATTAAAGAAGAATTAGGCGGTGAGATACAAGGTGCTAAAATCTTACCTATTGAAAAGTATACCAGCAACAATAATAAATTTGTATATCATACTTTTTTAATTAAAGTAGAAGAAGAATTTATACCATCACTTAATCATGAACACATAGGTTATTGCTGGGTGCCTATAGAACACAGCCCCAGTCCATTGCACCCTGGAGTGCTAAGAACTCTTAAGTTTGAAAAAATTAGAAATAAAATTCAAACTCACGAGAAAATCAAAGATTAAACACCAAGCTGGTTCTAGGTGTTTGACTATCGTTTGGCATAACTTCGTGATACAACCAAGACGGCCACAGTAATAGTAATCCTGGATAAGGTGTATATTCTGTTTTAGGAAGGCTGTACCAATTATTGGGATCTTTGATCATAAACATATAATCAAAAAAGTCTTTAAAATGTTGATTGGGGTAAAAAGTAATATTACTACTGCCGGGCGGAGTTTTAAGATAAAAGATACCACTCACAGAACATTGACTATGTAAATGCTTGGGATGACTGCTGCCTTTTAGAAAACTGTTTGCAAACAGATATGGTCGCCATGGCACTCTACTACTATCATATCCTTGCAATTCTAGGAATTCGCAGGCTCGCTGCTTGATAAATTTGCCAAATTGTACAAAGTCTGGCTCTTCCATTAAGTTATTAGTGCCGTAGGTAGTCTGACCGTTAAAGTAAAAGTTTTCGTTGACGCCTTTTTGGAATTGCCTGTCCATGGCAGTAATCATAGGGTCAACCCACTCCATGTGTTCTTCTCGGCCGATCACTGACGGAAACCAATGGTCTAAGTTCATATTAGTATTTGTTAAAGAATAATTGTATACTTAATCTTGGATATTCAGCATTAGAGCTAATCATACTAGTGGCATGATAGATGGGAGGCTCAAACCACATCATTGTATTTCCGTGAGGGAATATCCATCCCTGTCCCATTTCTGGATGATCGTACAAAAATAATCCGCCCCAGTTCCAATTCCATGTTTCATTAAGGTATATAGTGCTACTAAGTCTTGGATTATCATCACTTGCATCATGATGAAATGTTATCTGGCTTCCTGGGAGCCAAACATGCATAAAGCATGTCAAATTAGGATAATCTTTAAATCTAGGATCTAAAGCTTGATATTTTTCTATTAGATAATCTCTATATTCTGGAATAGGTAAAATTAGCACAGGTGCATAAGAACCTGCTTCAAGACCTTTACCCCATCGGCCCATATGATTTACTTCAAAAACTGCTTGACCTCGACTAGTTTCGTACTTTTTTCTTAATGCTTCTAATACGTCCTGATCTAAAAAATTACTGTGCCGGTGAATCATATACGACCTTTAAAATTCTGTTGTTATAAAAAATAATTGAAACAACCTACCTGTTTCCATTGTATTACCGAAATAATCTAAACTTGTATGAAACTGATCGCTGCGATATAGTACTAATCTATTGTATCTGTTAGCGACAACATCACATAGTTCCCACTTAGTATAATCTTGAGACTCGTACGTTTCTAATTCCGACGCAAGAAAAGAATCTGTTTTTTTATATTTAAAAAATCCTGTGCCGCCCGTTAAAGGAGCATCAGGTGTCAAATAACAAACACCTGCCCAAGTATTATAATGATCTGTGTGAATCCAACTACGATCGCGAGACATAGCCAGTTCAAAACTTCCAGTCAACCCGTCTTGTTCGTTCCATTCTAATACATTTCCGCCTGCATTTCTAAGTACAGATGCTACACAGTCTTTTGTACTTTGATTTAAAAAAGATTTAGTTCTGAGTCCTGGGTAGTTTTCCCTGTGAGCAAATTCCTGGCTTAATGCAAAGGATCTGACTCCATCTGGATTACTATAAAAATTATCAATAACAATGGTATTTGTTCTCATATTAATAAGCCGTGTCAAAGAAAAATAATTGGAACAAGCGTCCGTCTTGTGATGTACTACCAAAATAGTCTAAACTACTATGAAACAAATCTCCACGATAAAGCACTAAACGATTGTATCTGTTAGCAATAACATCGTATTTGTGCCATTTAGTCATATCCTGAGCATCATATGATTCATCGCCCATTTCAGCAGCAGTAGTTGCATTATTCTTTTTATACATAAAAAGACCAGTACCTGATGTCACTGGGGCGTCGGGAGTCAAGTATAACACACCAGCCCATTTATTGAAATGATCAGTGTGAATCCAGCTTCTGTCTTCCGCTGTGGTCAATTGAAAAGATCCAGTATACCCGTCTTTTTCAAACCAATTATTAACTTCTCCGCCAGCATTCCAAATTATAGTCTGAATAGATTCTTTAAGTTCTGCTGTAAGAAAACTTCTAGTACGAGCACCCGGGTAGTTGCCTTTTACGTCAAAAATCTGGCTTAGTGCAAATTGTCTAACAACATCGGGATCACCGTAAAAGTTGTCTGTTATTATTATATTAGTTTTCATGTATTATACTTATTCGAGGATAATTGAATGTAAAAAATTGTCGTGTTGAACAAGATCAAGCTCCATACTTTTTTCTATTTCATTTTCTATTCGCTGATAAATGTTCTTTTCCCAAAATGATTTAGCTAATTGATAATTTTCTTCCATATATGGTTTCATTTCGTCATACATTTCGGGTTCTAAATTATCTAAGATTTTTTCCAATTCTTCAAATGTGTCAAATTTTAAAATGCCTTTTGGATTAAAATACTTTTCTATATTCTTACATCCATAGTAAATGGGAACCGTATAAGTTTTAAAGCAGTCCAATAATTTTTCTGTAAACATGTTAGTCATAATTTGATTTTCACAGGCAATATTAAACTTTGCTCTACTAAAAAACTTATCTTTTGACGGTATACGCGGAGGACTACGATACCAATTTACATCGAATTTTTTAAATTTATTATCGGTTAATTTTTCTAATTTTCGCATGATTCGAAAACGCATGTGATAAGCATCTCCGTTTATCTTACTGCTCATTAAAAAACTAATTTCATCTTGTTTATCTAATATCAAATTATCTGGCATCCAGGACCCAACTGCACAAAATTCTCTTGCATTAGGCAAAGACAACAACCTATCATCATATGTTAATATTAAATCAAATTTCTCAGAGTTTTCTTTTACCATGCCTGCAAATGCAATATACAAGTTTGGTGGTTCGCTTTGTAACAAAACTCTAAAATCTGCATCCTCAATGATATCCACGTTATCTATATTAATAGACACTCTTTTATCAAACAGTTGTGTAAAAGTTTGATTATCATATAAGCCATAACCAGGCATATAACCAATTTGTGTAATTTTATGCATTAATACCTCACCCAATCTCCGGTGACTCCGCACCTGCCATCTACAGTCCAATCAACTATTTCTACGTCTTTCATTAAATTAAATAATCTAATATACAAATGCAGTGTATATTCTACATCTTGATGATAATACTTGCCATGTTCCATTTGCATTTGAGCACTGGCTGCCATTATTGCTTCATAATGATCTAATCTATTAATGCCGAATGCATGAGCCACAGTGTAAAATCCGTATAATTTATTGTCTACTAATAAGTCTCTAGGCAATGCTTGTTCACTTAAAAAGTTAATATGCTCGTCAGCCCACACTAATTCTTTTTTCATAAAAAATTTATCTTTGAGCCATGGTTTAAAAACAGAGACGTTGTAATCATCTCCTAAAGTATATCTGCCACAAATCTTAGTAATAAAATCAAAGTTTGTCAATTCTTTTTTAAAATGTTTAAAAAATTCTAAAATCATTAGACATTCACAGTACGATTTACTAGTATAGGTTCTTACCGTTTCTGCTATTACTGGATTAATTTTTTCTAAGCTAATATAATTAAAATCCATTAGACCCAGGTCGTCTAATTCTTTAAAGTAAGATTTACTAGAATCGATAAAATAAATCGGAGCTGTTGGATCTTTTTCTTTTAAATTTTTTAGTGTTGAGATAGTATGTTCAAGTCTTTGTTCTGTTGTGAACACTGTTCGCTTTGGTACGCCTTTAAACGATTTGTTTGGGTCCAATTCTATACTACTGGTTACAAAAAAGGCGTGTTTCATAAATGTATGATGCGTCTTAAAGAATTACTGAATACTACTGCGGCATTGCTAAAATTGCTGTCTCGACAAACAAGTCCACCACACCTTGACAGTGTAATAGCTTCCATAAAACTTTCTTGCCAGAATCTCTTATAAAAGAATGCTTCGTATTCCCAGGACCATTGCCATCTTTCAGTAATTTCCTCTGTGGGCAATCTCCATAAATTTGGATAGTATCGGATAATATTTCCGTAACGTTGTTCCATCTTTACCAAAGATTCAATGTTGTCTGTTGCAACATATAACCCGTTCCAATCGCCAGTGGCTAATTCTTTATCGATTGCAGTGCAGTAATTTTCAAAGGTTATAGGGCTATAGTTAGTATGCACGGACATCGTTGTCATTCTTACATGTACCCCCAACGTTCGATCATTGATGTTCACTAACTTACATAAGTTGTCAACTTTGGTAGTAATCTCATTGTTAATATGGATTTTATTCATTACACGTTTATAATCCGGCAGTCTATTACTGTCTTCTATGGGACTATCTTTAGTGTACATTTTTCCGATAGGTAAAAATCCTTTGTAATTATAAGTTGTATCTGTTTTCTGATCTAGTACGTAACTCATAATATGATCATACGGTCTTTCAATTCCGTAGGCCTGCATTGCAGATCTATTTCTAATTATATGACCTACAGCTTCTTCGAGATATTCATCATTGTTTGTGTGTTCTTCAAATGGACTTAATGTTAAGAACACATTATCAAAATCAATGTCTGCTAGTGGTATTACTCCACATTGCAAAAATCTACTAAATGGGCCTCCACCAGGCATTACATAGATGTGATTGTTCATTTAATTTCTTTCATCCAGTGTGCAATCATTTCATCTAACATCGATTCAAAAGTATAAACTGGTTTCCATCCTAACTCGCTGCGAATCGGTGCGCTGTCACCTTTAAGGAATTTTAATTCTTCGGGTCTTAGAAATTTTTGATTTTGAATTACATAATTTTCATAATTCATATCCAAATTTTCAAACACATATTTGCACAGGTCTCGCACTGTATGACTTTCTCCTGTAGCTACTACCCAGTCTTTGGGGACATCGTGAGTTAATAGTAAGTGCATAGCCCGTACATAATCGTAACTATGACCCCAGTCTCTGCTGCTATCTAAATTTCCTAATTCTAATTTATCCACTAGTCCCTTTTTAATCTCCACTGCGGTTTTTACAACTTTATTTGTGACAAAGTTTGTGCCTCGACGTGGACTTTCATGGTTAAACAAAATACCGTTACAGGCATGTAATTTATAAGCGTCGCGATAATGTCTGGTTAAATTAAACCCCATAACCTTACTGCAACCATACGGACTAACTGGAGTCATTGGTGTTGTCAAACGTTGCACGCCATCTGCATCGATGCTGTTACCAAACATCTCACTGCTACTGGCTTGATAAAATTTAGCACCAGGTGCAAACTGTCTGTATGCTTCTAGCATATTAAGAACACCTAAACTATTAGTTTTGATAGTAAATGCAGGCATATCAAAACTAAT